GATGTTGGAAGCTATATAACCATCCTGCATTCACCTTAGTAGGCTCAGACATAACCATTGCAGAATAACGATTTCCGTAGAAAACACACATTTGTCCTTTGTACGCGTAGTTATCTTTAGCGATTAATTGGAAAGTACCATCAGAACCAGAACTACCAACTTGAGAGATGATAGTTGCAGCTTTTTGAATACGACCCATAACGTTGAAACGGTAAGAGTTATCTCCGATAGCTTGGCTTTCTTTTACTTTACCAAATTTAGTTGGTTTACTTAAATTAATACCATAAGGGCCTACTGCTCCAGATGTTAATAAAGTAGTTAATTGTCTTTGATCCACACGTTCTAACATTTGACGGATAGCAGGGAATTTTTGCTGATTTCTAATTAAATCAGACTCTAAAGTACAGTCTGCTGAGAATGTACCTCTTACTAGGTTTGTTTGACCTGGATTTGCTGTTGGCATAATTGTTTTTTATTTTAAGGTTAGTTGTTTTTTAATTTGTTAACTATTCAAATGTGGGTCGTTTTCTAATAATTCAAAATTTCCTGTTTTTTGTAATGTCATGCTTTTTGATGCTCCTCCTTTTTCCAAAGGCGGTGTGTTGTGCATCTTGTTTGCGTATTCAAGTTTGCCTTTATTGTAGCTCTTAGCTTCAATACTTTTTACGGCTTTCTCTCCTAACTCTACAAATGCTATAAACTTACTTACCATACTTGGGTCTTTCATTAGTTGGTCGTACTTACCACTATTATACCTTTCTGTTAAGCCTTTCTTTACTTCTGGCGCAAGTGGCTGATTCATAAAGACTGACAATTCATTCAGTGCTTTTGTTACTGATTCAGATTCCGCTTTGCGCGCTTGTAGTAAACTATTTTCTTTATTCGCTTTGTATTTTTCAATTATCTCTGCGCGTTGGGAAACAATTTGCTTTTCCGCCGCATCTAATTCTAATCTAATTCTAGTAGCCTCGTGTTCTACTTCTCCACTTTCAACTTTCTTTTCAATCTCTTGGTCAATCCAAGCTCTATCTGTATCTGTTAGTGGTCTTATTTGTTCAATCTTAATAGTTAAGTCTTCTCTATATAAAGCTACAGAATCCATTGATTTGTATTTCTCTATATTTTTAAGAGGATTAACAATCTCATCATGCGTATATCCTGCATCCGCCAACTCCATATACATTCTTTGCTCTGGAGCTAGTTCTGAAAATAAAGCTTCTTTAGTTAACGACTTAGCTTTTTCAATCTCTTCTTTTAAAGGCGCTGTTTTAGCTTCAATATAAGCCTCCACTGTATTTTCTGCAATTTCTAAACCTTCTGATTTAGCATATACAATCCAATCACCTTCTTCTTCTTGAGTAACTTCTTCATCTAATGTTAATGGAGCGTTCTCGTCAATAACCTCTTCTTTTACCTCTTCCGTTACTTCCTCTTTAACTTCTTCAGATGGTTTTTCTTCATCTAGTTTCATTTCAGATTCAATAACTTCCTCTGGATTTTCAGATTTAACTTCTTCTTTTACCTCTTCTTTTGCTGCTACTTGAACTTCACCGTTAATAAATGAGTCAGTTGACAACAAATCGAAATTAGGCTTTACGGCAGTCTCAACTTCTCGTTGAGTATTTTCTGCTACTATTTCAGCTTGTTTTTCCATTTTGTTGTATTTTTAGTCAAATATATTAAATATTCTCATTGTTTAGATTTTCATTTGAAAATTTATGGTCGTTTTCTATCACCTTATTTGAAGCACTATTATTATTTACTCTTATGTCAGCCGTTGCCTGAGCATCAATCTCGACTAATCTAAAAGCTTGGCGGTCCTCACGGTCTGCATCAGCAATTTGAACTTGAGTAGCTAATCTCTTCTCTTCTATCGCCATTGCATTTTGATTATTAGCTTGTTGGCTTTGTCCTTCAAGTTCTTTAATCTTAGCCCATCCTTCTTTTAAGATAGCTCTTTGTTCTGATGCAATATCTGACCATACAAAAGCTAAAGCATCTTCTGGACGTATCTCTTTAGCATTTAAAGAAGCGTTTAATTGGTCTCTCATAAATTGTTTAACCTCTGCGTATTTACCTGAGTCTTCTAAATGAACACCGTAATCCTTATATCCTATCTCTTGAGATACTTTTAAGAACTTAAATTTACTTACTCCTAATATCTGCTCACCCTTTTCTAATTTATAGAATGCCCAAGTAATCTTAGTACTTTCTACAATTTTAGTTAAAGTCTTATTAATATACATATAAACGCCATAAAAGAATGGCTCTGTCATTGTCCTAGAAGCTTGAATAGCTGAATTAGTATTAGTTGCAGTTGCACTAGCCGATATTTGACCTTCTCTATCATTGTTAATACCTGTCATTCTGTCCATCATGACCAAAATGTCGTTTTTAAATTGAACTAATGCTCCAAAAGAACTACTTAATCCTAAATCATGTGTTTGTAATATGTTATTTAAAATTACATCTCTACCGTGAAAGTTACCGCTTGCTGAAGTATCATAAGTTACAAATCCATCGTTTACTATATCGTAATTGATTTTCTTTACTGTATTTTTTGCTCCTAATGCAGCCGTATTGAATCCTAAAATTGTTCCTTTGTGCTTGTTAATATCTTTCAATATCTGATACATTACAATATCAAATATGTTGGACCAATTCTCCATTTCATTCATTAAAGAGATACGCTTACCGTCAACTGTGCCACACAAGAATCCTGTATAAGATGAACTTAATACTTTTCCTGGCTCGTCAACACTTCTCATAATAAAATAAGAACGTCTCATATTAATATCTAATTTCTCTAATCCTCCGATACGAGTTGCTTCCCATAAGTCTTCTGCATATCTTACTTCTATCTCATATTTACCTTTCTGAACTTGTGAATCGTGCCACTCTTTATTATCCTCGTAGTTTTTAGCGTCAATTTCTGTGTAAATGAATTTCTCTGATGGGTCGAATATTAATTGAGTTACAGTTTTAGGCATTTTCTTAAAATAAGAAGCTGTTACTGATTTCCACTCTATATGAATAACCTCTACTACTAATCCGCCATTAGGGCTATATCTAATTCTGTTATTAGAAGCGTTAGCATAGCTTTGTGGATTGTTAGATATATCTTTTAACATATCTAATTGCTTAGTGTCAAAGTTATATCTACGCATTACATCGTGAATAGACATCCATTGTCTACATCCCATGATAGGACTTTTCTCTAAGAAAGTATCTCCATCAATCTCTTCGTAAATAGCATCGCGTGGGTCAATACTAATATATCTTGTTTCACCCTCTTCATCTCTCTCTACCTTTCCGTAAATCATAGATGCTATTGAGCAATTTAATAAGTCATTTGAAAATTTTTGTTTTAAATCTAAAGAAGGTATTTGCTCGTTTAAGATAATCTGCATAATACTCTCTTCTTTGTCTTTAGGAGACATCTTTTGAAATATCGGGTCTTCTTCTCCATCAGGTATCGGCGCACCTTCCATTATATCTACACCAACCTTGTTTTTTAAATCAAGTATTTCTTGTTTAGCTTCCATAGCACCATACATAAAATCAAGTTGGTCCATCTTTGCAGATTTAGCATCTCTATTTATAGTTGTTACGGTTGCATTTAATGGCCTTGTAAGAAACTCTCCAACCATTAATTTAATCTTAGTTGAATGTGCTCGGTAAGGTATAAACTTTGCTCTATTCTGTATTCCGTAAGTTTTTGTAAGATACAATATACTCTCAGGAGTCTTTATTCCATTATATGATTTAAAAGATTCATCCATCAGCGACCTATTATAGTCGCTACTTCTTAATAAATCTTGAGAATAATCTAGGAATAGCTTACACCACTCAGGTGTCTTTTCTTTCTCTAAAACATTTGTTTGTGGATATGAACGCATTGAATGTATTTTTACTCAAAAATAGTAAAAATTAAGTAACTAACTACCAAAATATTCATGGTCCTCTTCAGGATTAGTTGGACGCTTAAAATCTCCAGCAGGAATTACGTTTCCATTTTTATCAGTTATCCAATTTCCTAAACTAAAAGGGTCTTCTGATTCTTTAGTATTATCATCTCTTGGAGCTGCTACTACACTAATAGATTGCATCAAAGCAATTCCATAAGCATCCGCCAAGTCATTATCACTTCCTATCTCTACTTCATCAAAGTTTCCTAATTGATTAATTAATTCAGGAAACCAAATATTCTGACAGTAATCGTGTATAGATGTTTGCATAGCTCCAACCATTAATGGACGGCTATAAGTATTTAATGAAACCCAAAACTCATGTGACTGCTCACTATTCATACTCTCAAACTTCTTAGGTCTCGGCGCCAAGTATCTCATGCAATTATGGTTTTCATACCACTTTATAATACCTGAACTACCTGCCTTATCTCCTAATGTATTACCTACCAAGTCATAATAAACAGATAATTTTAAACACATATCAAAAAATATCTCTTTTCTTTTAGGACGAGTACAAATAACAGCCACTGGCATATTAAATGGAATACCAAAAGTATTAGGACGAGTCATTACACACATTGCGCCTAAAGATTTTGAAACCCCTTTATCTTGATCGTAAGGGTCAATTCCTCCAACATACAAATTCTTATACTTCTTATCAGGATGGTATTCATCAAGTATTAATATACAATCTCCTTCATCGTCAGTATCTTTTGCAGGAATAGCTTTTACTCTTAATGGATTTACTCTTTCTAATGTTCCTTCTTTCGTTACCCACTCTAATTTCCACTTCGAGTACTTGTTTTTATTTACTGTTATTTCATCTTGTTGAGCATTTATCTTTTGAATATCAAAGTTGTTACTAAACATCTTTCTAAATATCTCCGCCTCGTTGATAGGATTATTCTGTAAATGCTCCATGTATTTCTTCAAATCTCCCTTCTTTAATCTCTCTCTCTCTTCCATAATATTCTCCATGGCAGCTTCAGTGTCTTCCATTCCTATTATTTGGTATGGTTTATACTTCTTTAAAAGATTAGGAGTTACCGATACATCTTTTCCAAAACGAGTTGCACCACCGTAAAATGGTTTCTTAAATCTATCTCCTGTAATAAGATATTTAACAGCGTTGTAATCATTAGGATTCTCCCATACTTTCTTAAAATCTTTAGAGCCTTTGTTAATATTACCTCCTGTTCCATAAATCATAAACATTCCAACTTGTGTATCTCCATCCATTAAACAATCATTAGTAGCACTAATAAACTCACAAAGATTCTCAAATTCTCCTGATTCCTCCGCCACAACATCATTTAAGAATAAACCCTTAAACATATTTGGGTTGTTGTGCATGGTTCTTACAAATATCTTACAAGCGTTATTTTTTAGAGTTGTCTTACCACCGTCCATTAACTCGTATCCCGAAACTACTTCATCAGGGTTGTTTAATAGAGAGTTTACTCTAAATTCACTCTGTAACAAAGCTTCAGAATCCTCCCACTTTGTCATAAAATCCTCTGCATACTTCTTTTGTCCTGCCGCTATACCAGCTTGATAAGACTCACTAAATCTATATCCGTGGTCAATAACAGCCTTTTGAGTAAACTCAGATATACCTGCCCTTCGTTTCTTTCCTATTATTAAATTCTTTCCATTTGCTTTACACCATTCTATTATGTAACATAATTCTAAGTGCATATCGCAAAAGTCAGGAGTAATAATACCGTGAACCGTATTCATATTATTAAAATTCATGTAGTAGTAGAATCTTCCTGGTATAAATATTCCTCCTGTTTGGTATCCGTTTATACATCTGTAAAGTTGTTCCGCCCAAAATGTTTCGTATTCAGTAGTCCCTATCACTTTAGTATTCTTTGCTCCATCAGCATAATCAGGAATGCCGTTAACAACTAAAGGATTGGGCAAAAAATTTTTCCCCTTAACATAAGGCGCGAGTAATATAGGTAGTTCTTTATAGTCCATCTTATCCTCGTTTAGCGGTTACTGATTTAAACATCTTTTGATTAGACTTCATCTTCTCAAGGAAACTAAGTTCTGTTTTACCTTTAAGCTCTCCATCAAGCAACTTTTCTTCCACCACTTCTCTCTCTATTGCTTGGATTGCTTTTCTGAACTTATCTATTGAGTCCATAGCATTCTTAATACCTGTTGTAGAATTATCGTGGTCTAATATATTAAGAAGTTCGTCTATTTTCTTATTATACATCTCTACTAATTCAATGTTTCTATTGTATTGCAAAGACTTGTATGCTTCAATAGCCGCCGATATGCGTTTTGGACGCTTATCTTCATTTAGTAATTCAGGTTTATTGTCCTGCCAAACGTGAAATATAGCCTTAGATACTCTTTGCCTTTCGGGAAACTGTCTGTAAATTGAATTGTAGTCGTAAGCCAAAATTATGAATAGAACTTCCTTATCTGTTAATAAGGCTAGTTGTGGCTCCAATTTTACTACATCGGGATGAAGAACTTTATTGTTCTTTTGGTCAATAAAAAATAAATAACTCATAATAAATTGTTTTTCGCAAAAAAGCGATAGGTAACATCTCGTTCCTATCGCCTAAATTAATAAATTTTCTTTAATGTTTGTGATTGTTCTTATAAACTACACTTGTACTTATGTATCTCTTGTAATATAAAGGAGTGTCTTGGAACTGTTTATTGTAGTCTTTTATAAGAGTCTTTTTATCTTTATTAGCTACAACTACTACTATTATACATCCTCCGATACCTAAAAACAAAACTAAGGTTGCTATAAATTTCATGTTTTTTAATTCAAGTTTGAGTTATTTTTTAAAATATTTCTTCATCATCTGCCGATACATCCACAAATTCTGCTTTTACCGTGTTATCTAACATATCTTTTATTTCATCTTTATAAGTTTCTAATAGTATCTTAATATCATTCTTTAAATACATTGTCGGTACAACTTCGTTCTTATAGCTTATTAATTTATTATTAGAATCAAATACAGGAGTGATTAAATCTATAAATACTTTCTCGCACTTTCTCCCAGTCAATTCCTCGAATAAATGGCTATAATAAGATAACTGTAGGCTGATTTTAGTAAACTTTGTATTAGATAAGTGTTCAAATGGAGCGTTTAAAAAAGGTTGACCACTAACAGTAAATAGAGAATCGTATCCTTTAACAAAGCATTTAAAGTCAGATAACACAAACTTACTATCTTTACGATTAGAAGTTAAACTTAATTTATCCCAACTGCCTGCTACCCTATATTCTTTAGAGTAAGGTATTCCTTGCTCAAATGTTTTCGAGTAGTTTCTGTACTTATACAATACATCTACAACGCAAGTTCTTAAATCTTCATCACTTTCATCTAAAGTAGCCGTTTGAGCATATCTTTCTAAAGCAGCATCTACTCTTGATCCGTTTACAGCAGTTTGTTCCCATCCTTGTCTTATCTCGCTTGCAGACTTGTCTCCGTGTTTACTTACTAGCTTACTGATACCTACTGCGTCAAACTTCTTTACAAGTTTACCATATAGTGCCGAAAATGAGATGTATTGATTACCTTCTGAATCAAAATACTTGTGTTCGTTAGGTTCTAAATACACCTCATTTGGAAATAGATTATGAATCATATTTATTTTTTAAGTTTAATTGGTTCAGGAAATCCTTTTAAATCTAATTCTACTTTATCAGATTTATCTTTTTCTTCATAGGCATCAATTCCAGAAACATATAACGACTTGTTGTTTTCACTTGGAACCAATCCTTCAATAACAGGCACTTCGCTTTCAATCATTGCATTGAAATCATCTTCGTTGTGATTAGAAATGTCTAACATTAATGGTTCTATATTAGTTTCGAAAGATACTTCTTCCACTTCTCCTTCTTCATATACTTCATCAGGACGAATAACTAAACATCCTAATTTCTCAAGGATAGATTGACAGTAATCCGCTTTCTCTTCCGCCGACATCTCATTTAACTTGTCTAAATCCATACTCTTATCCTTACCGTGACGGATATAGCTTATCATTAAATCTTCATCACTAATCTTCTTTAATCCTTTCTCGTATTGCTCAACCTCTTCTAATAATGACTCTAATACATTCATTACCGTATCGAAATACTGATAATCGTCACTAGAATCTACTTTAGGTGTAGTTAAAGTGATTGTTTTAGTGTCGAATACTCGGCTTGCTACCTTAATCTTAAAGTAACCTGATACTCCTTTTTCAAATTCAACCGCTAATACATCACATCCTTCAAGTAATGTTACCTTCTCTGCTTTTTTAGTGTCATCTGTGATTAATCCGCAAATATCTAAAGCGAAAAAACGAAATTCTTTGATTTTGTCTTCCAACTCACGATTTACTGGGTGCTTTATCCCATCTTTAAACGTGTTGGTTACGATTTTATTCTCTTTTGCGGACTCTCTAGTTCCTTCTAGGATTAACCCCTTTAAACCTCCTGCGCTTACAGTGATTTTACTAATTGTTCTTTTCATATATTTATTTGGTTTTTAAATTTTCTTTTTCATACAGAGAAAGACATTCTTTTAAATATCCTTCTGTATTTGGCTCTTTTAATGTAATTCTTTTTGATTTAGTAATCAGTTTATCTATTTCAGTAACAACCATGTGATGCCTCCACACAGCGTAACTCATTTCGTCAGAAAAGCTTAAATACTTTTCGTCCTCAAAACACCTTCTTTGCTCGTATTCACTATTACTTGCCATATTCAAATCTGTAATAAATTAATAAATCTCCTTCTTCATTTATAAATAAGTGTCCTGTACTATTCATAAAGTAATCTCTATGAGTACTATAACTATATGTCTGATTTACATTAACTCCGCCCATCCTGTTTCATCGCTTTCAAAAAACATATAATCATCCATATTCTCCCATACAATAATAGTAACCGTAACCTTCTGACTACATCTTACAACTCTCTTTTCTAAGTCTTCTAGTAAGTATTTACTTCTATCTAAGTACTGAGCGTTTAATCCTACTTGTACACTAAAAGGAAGTTTATTACCACTCGGATCAAAAGCTAAGTTGTCGGCGGCGTATAATGAAGCATCAACCACGGGGTCTCTTTCACTACCACTATACAGTTCCATATACTGTAAATCATATACACTATCGTATATCGCGTAAGGCTTTATCTTATTAATTGACACCATGCTAAATTAATTACTTTTTTATTAATTACCTATTTTTTAACTCAAAGTTGAGTTACTTTTTAAATACCATTCATAAATATCATCATTTATTCTCTCTATCGGGCCATAAGGAAATGGACTCTTATTCCATAATATAAAGTCTATATCTTCTTCATCCGCCTTCGGAAAGTAATACAACACTAATTCATGTGGCATCATATCTTCTATTAATGTTAACTTCTGCATATCTGTCTTTCATCTATTTCGTATAAATCAGAATCATTCCACCTATCAGACCATCCAGTTGTAAGCCAAACTCCATCACTCCACTCGGCTACACTCCAAATATCTAAATATGTAGTTCTAACCCAGTAGAAACCATTTTTTCTATCCACCACTTCGGCGGAACTCTTATTATCTCCCATAAACACTTATACTTAATTATCTTTTAAAAGGTTACAACTAAATTAAACTATTTACTAAAATCTTTTATAACTACCGCCCACTTACTAAACCTCTTAACCTTATCCAAATCCCCTACAATCCACCTCTCATCCACCCAATCCCACATCAACACCTTTCCTGCCCTCGCCTTCTTTACTTGTCTTAAAAACCCCTTAGCTGCCGTTATCCTCATATTATACATTATACGTCAACTAATCCATAAAGGTTACACTTTGATTAAAAAAACATCAAAAATTTTTTTAAAAAATTAAAACTTTTGTGGTACTATATAGCTTTTTTTTAACAACAGAAAACAAAACCCGTGTAGGGGGGGGATAAGAGAAAGATAGAAAGCTAAACAGATAATTCAAATTAGGATTTATTAGGATTAGGATTTTAGGATTTATATATAGTAAATTGGTTTATACTATACTATTATGTTATTAAATAAATTAGTAATGTTATATATATAAAATTATTATTTTAATATAGCCGCCGCCTTGCATAATCATTTTACACAGCCACCGACACATAACACACATATACAAAACAACACACGTTTATAACTCAAACTTGAGTCAGAATAACCGACAACAAACGGATAATAAACGACAACAAACGGGTAAATAACCTTTGCCGTTCATCAAGCTATACAACCGTTCATGTAATTGATCCATTTTTAACATATTTACAGTAATTTTGGCACGCTATTAACCGACAACAAACGGCTATTTAAGCCATTACCGCTTATCCTGGATTATTACCGCTTATGTAATAAATTAAATTTATGTGATTTTGGCATGATATTATTTAAAATTATCATTTTTAGCCATAGTATAAAGGTTAAATAAATAGGGTAATTTTTAACACGTTTTTTTATTGATCCTTTTACCGTTCATAAAGCTATTTTACCGCTAACAAATTTGTTTTACCGATCGTACCAATATTACTAAATAAGTGAATTTATAATTTACCTTTATATCAAGAAACAAACAAACATACTAACCCTATAAAATTAGAAACCATGAAAGCAATTATTAAAAACATCCAGGACAACAAAGAACTAGTTAAAAACATTGAAAAGTTAAACTATTATAATGTGGAGCAATTTATAAGCGATGCTAAAACTTATTTAAAAGCTATTAAACAGGAACGCATGATTTGCATTATTAAAAAAGTAAACGCAAGCGGAATGAGTAGAGATTTAAAATTTATGAGCGCCGAACAAGGAAAAAATAAAAGATTTTACCACCGTCAATATATTTGTTTATTTACCGCACTAGGTTACAAAGAAGTACAAAGAACAGGAACTTTTAAAATACATGGTTGTGGCATGGACATGGTTTTTAATACTAACTATTGCATAATCCATGATTTAAAAAGATTAGGTTTTATTAAGGACGATGAATGTAAAATTTTAGCTCAAAAAACACCTAATAATTTAACTTAAAATGACATTTGTCCACCGAGTGAAGACCAATGTTTACAGGCTTTTAACATTTTTAACCCCCTTAAAAAATAGAACTCATGAAAAACCCACAAATAACCTTAAAACTTCGCGACCTAATGAATAGAGAAAGACAAGCGAAAACCGACCTAATTGGCTGTATTATAGACAATTACAGAGAAACAGCGCCACATTTAGTTAATGGCGACACTTTTGATATGCTTTATAACATGGAAATGTACCAACTTAACGACATTTTAAGCGATTTAATTAGTGAATTATACGCAAATATTGAACAACAACTAGAGAGATTTAAACAACGTAACTAATTTAAAATCAAGTTGTTGGAGGTATAAAAATTATATAATACACCTAAATAAACAGAATATATTTATCCGACAACAAACGACTACCAACGTATATTGGTTAAATAAGTAAAGTAAATTAACAATTTAATATATAAAGACATGGAAACTATATCAAACACTAAGAGAGTAAATAAATACAGTTATGTAAAGGTAATACAGCAACATTATGGACAAGGATGGGAGGATGTAAGTGAGTATACTTGTAATAGTAGTTATATGTTATTAGAGTTTAATGATAAGGTAATGATAAATAATAAAGGTAGAGAGTATAAAGAAACGTTATTAAAGCATGATTTAAGAGAATATAGTTTAATGGGTTATAGTACTAGGGTTATTAATAGGAAAGTATTAAATGTATAAACAGATACATCCGCCGAACTGTAAAAACAAAAATCAAATATTAATCAATAAACGGAATTATAACGCAAAGTTGATTTAAAAATAATCTAAAAAATAGAAATTATGAAAACTAAAATAGAAGTAAATATTTGTGACGCGCCAACACTGACAAGCGAGGCCAAAGACTGGTTAAAAACATGGTATAAAAAAGACGTAAAATTTAGTGACTTGATTTTTTATACTACATACACAGACTGTAAAAACTGGATTATTTGTAAAGTAAGAGATCAAGATATGTTTTT